ACTATTAACAGAGACACAGGGGTTATCCTTCTTAATGCTGCTTCAGGTGCTACTACTACAGAAGCTATTTTTGTTGATGGTGATAAAGACTCTAAAGTTTCTGGTTTAAGTGCTTGGCTTCCAGCATCTGCTCCAGCTTCTACTGATTCTTTCTTTGGTGTTAACAGAAGTTCAGATGCTACTCGTTTAGGTGGTATCAGATTTGACGGTTCATCACTTCCTATCGAAGAAGCTCTTATTGGTGGTGCTTCACGAGTTGCTAGAGAAGGTGGAAAGCCTGATGTTTGTTTCATGAACTACTCAAACTTTGCTGACCTAGAAAAAGCTTTAGGTTCTAAAGTTTCTTATGTTGACGTTAAAGCAAGTCCTGAGATTGGTTTTAGAGGTATTTTAATTCACGGTCCTAGAGGTCCTATTAAAATAATACCTGATCAAAACTGTCCTAAAGATGTAGCTTTCATGCTTCAAATGGATGTTTGGAAACTTTACTCTCTTGGTAAAGCTCCTAAGATTCTTGATTCAGATGGTCTTAAGTTTTTAAGGGATTCTGCTGCTGACTCTGTTGAAGTTAGAGTTGGTTACTATGCTCAGCTAGGGTGTAGAGGTCCTGGGTATAACGTAAGAATTGCATTATAATTAATATTAGGGAAGCCTTTCGGGGCTTCTCTTTTTTTGCTGCGTGTTGTATTACACTCAGACTAAAGGAGAAATAAAATGGCTAACAGAAATTTTAATAGATTACAAGCTTTAGATAAAGAAATAAAAATAATTCATGGACAGTTCGATGTAGGTTCTTCAGGTGCTCCTACTCTTTCTGTTGCAAAAAGTGTTGGTGTTAAAAGTATCGCTAGAAATAGTGCAGGGGATTACACATTAGTTCTTGGTGTCTCTGGTGGTACAGTTAATTTTATAGCTCTCAACTCCTCAGGAGCTGCTGCTGAGATTGGATCAGGTGAAACAGTTCATTTTATGATAGTTGTTAAAAACTCTAACCAGCCAGGTGTTGGTGCTAGCTAAGGAGTCTAACAATGATTATGATGGGTCCTAAAAAAGATAAGGGCGGTCTAATGGTCGCCATTATGGAAAAGTTAAAGAACGGTCATAGCTCATACGAAGAAGGTAAAGAACACAACGAACACATGATGGAAAAACATCATGATGGTCATGGTCATTACGAAAAATACAAACATGAAGTAGACGGAATGATCAAAGCTATAAAAGACTGCGTTAAAGGCGAATCAGACGAAGAGGAATACAAGGAAGAATTTGCTAAATGTCTAAAGATGTTCATTAAAAAATGCGTTAAAGACGATTACTAATTAGGGGGGCTAACGCCCTCCTTCTTTTGGAGGTATGATGGCTTCAATTACTGAAAGTTCTTTAGTAACCAGAGTTCGGCAAAGAGCCGACATGGAATCTAATAACTTTGTTTCTGATATAGAAGTGCAGACTTACATAAATGGTTCCATAGCAGAGCTACATGACTTGCTAATTCAAGTTTATGGTCAAGACTACTATGTTAGTAGTAACACCTTTACAACAACAGCAGGTACAGACACCTACGCACTTTCTACAAGTGCAGGTGCAGATTTTTACAAACTAAGAGGGATGGATGCAAAGTTAAATGGATCAGAGTATTTTACTTTACAGCCATTTAATTTTAACGAAAGAAACATAAGACAGGAAGGTAGCCTATCTAACGTACTAGGTGTTGCCAACCTTAGGTATAGATTAGTAGGATCTAATATTATTTTTACTCCTACTCCCGATGCAAACACTGAAGTTAGAGTTTGGTTTGTACCAACAGCACAACAATTTAGCAGTTCAACTCCAGCTACTTCTACTACTACCTATGATGATTTTAATGGGTATGCTGAGTATGTAGTTATAGACGCAGCTATAAAGTGTTTGCAGAAAGAAGAAAGTGATGTAAGTGTTCTTCTAGGACAAAAAGCTGCTATGAAGAGAAGGATAGAGGAAGCTGCTAACAATAGAGATGCAGGGCAGCCTCTTACTGTATCTGATGTTTATTTAGAAAATAACGAGTTCTTCTTTGGCAGGAGCACACTGTAATGTCAGTAAGAAGATTTAATAAAGTTTTTAAACCACAGGATCAAGAGTTTAATAGACTTCAAGATAATATTGAACAAGTTTTAAACCCTGTTATAGATTCTAGGATAGTAGATGGAGTTTACATAAAAGAAGTAGACCTATCAACAGCAGATACTTTTGTTGAACACAAGCTAGGAAGAGAACCATTAGGTTTTATAGTTGTAAGAAAGTTTGCCGCAGGTGATGTCTTTGAATCTTTGACAGACTCAAGTGGTGACAATTATGATAGAAAAAAATTTATAAACATTAAAGCATCAACAAGTTTATCAAATGTTTACTTGTGGATATTTTAGGAAATAACTATGGCTGAAACATCAACAACAACCTTTATGAATTTAGTCCTTCCGACCCCAGGTGAACGGTTAGGACCAACTTGGGCTACTGATATAAACACAGCCTTAACTAGAATAGATGAACATGATCACTCTGCTATAGGAAAAAGTTTAGGAGTAGCTGCCTTAACTATAGATGGAGATTTAGATTTCTCACCTGGAACAAGTGATTTTGCAACATTAAACAAAAAATACTCAGGTTTCACGAACAACTCAACAACTCTTGCTGCTGCTAGTTTTCCTGCTAGTGTTTTTGTTCTTGAAGGAAATCTTTTTTATAACAACTCTACAGGTAGTCAAATACAATTAACAGACGGTTCAGCTCTTAGTTCTACAGGAGTTTCTGCGATACAGTTTGCTAAGTTTGCAGATACTTTATCGTCAAGTAGTTCAACAGCTCCTGACGCTATAAATGCAAGTGATAACGCTTCTTACTATGTTTGTGACACAGGTACAGCAGCAGTTTTTGTTAGATTGCCAGCAGCTTCAACCGCTCCAGCAGGTAGATTTTTTGTGATAAAAGACATAGGTGGAACAGCTTCTACTAATAATATAACTGTTCAAGTATCAGGAACAGATACAATAGATGGTGCTTCCACTCACGTAATTGCTTCAAACTTTGGTTCAGCTACTTTTATTTCTAGAGGTAACTCTGTTGCTTATGATGTAATATAGGAGATAACATGGCTCTTAATAAACAAGGATTACATCTACAATTAGACCAAGGCATCAATACAAAGTTTGATGATAAAGACCTACCTCTTGGAGACTTTGATTTAGTTGAAAATGTTTCATTTGAAAAAAATGGAGAGTTCAATAAAAGATACGGATATGATGAAATAAAAGGAGAACAGATAGGAGGAACTCAAGCTCAGTCTCCTATTGGTGTTACAAAGTATAAAGATCAGTTATTATGGGTATCTAGAGATCAAGTTTATAGCTACAGTGAAGGAGCTACTGTATTTCAAAATGAGGGTAGTTTTGATGCTATAGTTCCTAAGTCTAGCATAGTGGTTCAAAATGGAAAAGAACAATCTGAGCTTCAATGTGCCTATTTGCAAGGCTACAAAGTTTTTGTTTACATGGAAGGCTCAGTTCATAAAATATCAGTAGTTGATGATGAGTCGGGTTCATATGTTCTTTATAATCAAACAGTACCAGGCTCTACTAGAACAGGCGGTCTTAGAATAGTTGTTAAAGATAATAAGATAATTTTATTTGGCACAGACGGTTCTAATGTTCTAAAGATTCAAAGATTTGATTTACTAGGTTATCTAAAAGATGGATTAGCTTTTGAGTCTTCAGCAGTAGGAGCCCTAGGTGCAGAAAATACTGTAGCCACTTTACACTCATCTAAGAAGTATGATGTAGCTGTAAGTGCCATATCAATGATAATTGCATACTATGACAATAGTGCAAGTGAATTAAAGTTTGCAAGAGAACTTTCTAATAGTGAATCTTTTACGACTGATATAGACCCTTTTACTGTTGCAATAGCTCCTGCAAACGCCATAGACTTAAGTGTTGATCTTTTTGGAAAATTTATATTAGTAACAGCAAACGGAAGTGGTGTAGTAAAATTAGCCATACTTGGAGCCGATGTTACACAAGTTAAAGCTCCTACTACAATAGAAGATGTAACTTCTGCTAACTTTGATTCTGCTGTAAACGTAACCGCACAGACTATAGATGGTTTTACTTACGATGTTTTTTATCAAGTCTATGAGTCTTCTCCTTCTGTTTTTACTATAAGCACAGGAACTACAGCAGCTTCTACTACAGCAGCTTTAGACTACACATGGTCAAATCATCATGTAAGAAAAAATACTTTTAGTTATAGTACTAGTACAGCAGGTACAGCCTCTACTATTATGAGAGGAGTTGGTCTAGCGACAAAAGCTTTTGTACAAGATCAGAA